TTCTCGCCCTAGTCCAAATGATAGTTTGTTGGGTGCAAGTTTCGAAGCAATTTCTCCGGGGTTAATTGGTGAATTAAGTTCCGGTGTTGCTTTGCTAGGATCAATTAAAAATGTCGTATCATCTTCGGAAAATTTAGCTAATTTTGCAGTTTCACAATTAGATTCTTCTCAGGGTTTAGCCGGCGCATCTTATCAAGTCGATGTTAACATATGGCAATTAGACAGTAATAATAACACCATTTACGGTTATAAGTTGCAGAATGCATTCCCAAAAAGCATTGGTATTGTTACTTTAGATGATGGAGAAGAAAACACTATGTCAGAATTCAGTGTTACTATGGCTTTTAGTGAATTCATTCCACTATACGGTGACGGTGGCAGTCTCGGTAGAGCCATTCTCGGGGATCAGACCACAGATCTTATCAGTGGGATTGGGAATTTATTTTAATAATATAAATATATAAAATACAACAAAAGGAGAATAAAAATGGCTAATAAAATTGCAGATTTAAAGAGTGCTCTGGGACCTGCTGCACGTCCGAATAAATATAAATTGAATTTTTCAGTACCTTCCGCCGTTGGTGCGGTGTCGACTTTGGCAAATGCTGATGTACTATGTAAAGCAACAAGTTTTCCATCAGTATCTATTGGGCAAATTGAGGTTTTCAATCAAGGAAGAAAATTTATTATTCCTGGTGATACAGCTTATGAAAATACTTGGACAGTAACATTTTATCAAACTGAAGATCATGGGCTACGAAAAGATATGATCAAATGGATGATTGCTGCAGATAATTTTCAAAACAATACCCACGCTGAAGCACCTGGGGACATAATGGGATCGTTGTCTGTTGAACAACTTGATGCTGCTGGGGTGGCTACAGTTAAATATTCATTTAATAACATTTTCGTACAACAAGTTAGTGAAGTAACTCTTGGTGACGATACCCAAGACACAGCTATGGAATTTGATGTTACATTTAGTTTTACAGATTGGATTGTTTCAGATGGTGTTTCAACAGCTGATGCAGCAACTCCCGGAACTGAACAATCAAATATAGTGTAATTTAATGGCTGGGATTAAAGACTTTTTTAGAAAATTAAAAGAACTCCCACAGCGACTTTCAAATTTAAAAGTACAAGAACTTTTGAAAGAACGCCAAAGGATAAAATCAAAGCATTTTATTCCCGGTTTTATTATTTTTACATCTTATAATGCGAAGTTTAAAGAAAATACGTACGACAAAACACCGTTAGTTTTAGTTTTAAAAAGAGGTACGTCTCATACTTTAGGTCTGAATTTTCACTGGATACCTTTCAGAATGAGACTCAAGTTAATAAAGATCATTTTAAAATTAAATAAAACAAATATCAAACAGAATAAACCCATTGTATTTAATTACGGGGAGTTAAAACCGTTGTTAAAGGGTTTGGGTTACGCGCCGTGCATCCGATTGTATATAAATAAAAGATTCTCTCCTTCTGGGGTAATTATTAAACCTGAGAGATTACTTGAAGTAGCACGGTTAAAAGCAGAAACATTTACCCAGGGAAGATACAGTGCAGAACAATTATACGCTAAGGCGTTAACTGCAGGGAAAAAGAAAAGCAAAGTTAAAAAACGTTTTTAATTATATAAATATAATAAAGGTCAAATGAACCAACAAAGTATAAATTTTGCAATCGGAAAAAAGTATACCGAATTTTCAGTTGCAATTAAAAGTGAATTAATGGGTAAATTATCTAATCATCCAGATTGTGTAGCATACACAGATGAAATTGATAAAATACACCAAATGAAGGCAACTTTTGCCGGTATCAACCAAGTAGATCAAGCAGACCAAGAGGTATAACATGATAACTAGTAAACTGATTTACGATATAGATTCGGCCCCAGAATTTTTCGTTGAAGAAACTTTAGATGAGAGTACTGGAAAAACCAAAAAAAGTTATAAAATTAAAGGTATATTCAGTACTATCGGGGAAATGAATCGAAATGGGAGAAAATATCCTTTACAAGAATGGACTAAGGTTATTTCGGAATATCAAAGAAATTTCTCAGAAGGATCTATTAATACACTGATGGAATGGGAGCACCCTGCAAGAACAACTGTAGACCCAATGGAAGCAGTTGCTAAAATGTCTTCTCTGAAAATTAAAGATAATTATGTTTACGGTGAAGCCGTTCTTTTGGATAATCCTAAAGCAAACCAACTTAAATCATTAATTGATAATAAAGTAAAGATAAATGTCAGTTCCAGGGGATTGGGTTCTGTAAAAAATGGCATTGTTGAAAACTTTAAACTTATCACGTATGATATTGTGTCGGCTCCCTCGGATTTTAACGCGTCCATGAATGGGATGGTTGAAAGTTATCAACTTAACGAAGGTATTATTACTGATTTGGCTTTTACTATAGATAAATTTGGTAATATCAGACAAATGGATGAAAATAATTGTTCTGAGGAAATTTTTGAAAAGAAAGATGTCGATTCTGCGATTTTATCTAAATTTACAGAAATTTTAACAGAATTTACAAAAATTTAAACCATAATTAAACCATAATTGATAATGATATAAAATATTATTTTAGAAAAGATATAAATAATATTAAAATATAAAAGGAGATTAAATATGTTAGAAAAACTGTTAAGTTCATTAGATGAAAAAGTTTTTACTCCAGAATTGAAAGATAGTTTAAAAACTAAATTCAATGAAGCAGTAGAACTCAAAGCGGCAATAATAGCTGATGCTAGAATTGACGAAGAAATAGACACATTGAATGAGAAATCTGAACAACACATAGACTTTTTGACTGAAAAATCAGATGAATATGTGCAACAGAAATTGACTGAAATGGTTGATTCTGTAGACAAATATCTGGATAGAGTAGTTGAAGAATTTGTACAAGAATCACAAGATGCACTTCAAGAATCTCATAAAGCTGAAAAGGCTGATATGTTAATTGAAGCATTTGATTCAATGTTAACTGCTGGTGGGGTCAAAATAGCAAATATCGTAGAAGCAAGAGAATCTGCACAAAGCGATACTGTACTTCAAGAATCTGTGCAGAAATATGATTCAGTAGTTGATGAAAATATTGCTCTAAAAGATGAAAATGAAAAATTAATCAGAATGGGCATTATTTCCGAAATGAGTGAAGATCTTTCAATCGTAGAAAGTGAAAAATTCAATAAATTAGCTGGATTGGTTGAGTTCTCAAGGGACGACACATTCACTGAAAAACTTGAAACCATTAAGGAAAGTATTAAAGGTGCAGTGGAAATCAAACCACTAGTAAAACCAGAAGGTAAAAAATCTTCTGTTTATGCACATTTAATATAATTTTTACAAAATATAAATATACAAAAAGGAGAAATTAAACAATGGAAAATTTAAACGAAAATATTCAAGATTTACTCGAAAGTGCTAAATATCCTCAACTGAACGATTCTGATTCTGCAATGATGAAATTGATGCTGAAGAATACTGCAGATGAGTATACGCGTCTCGTTAATGAAGGTACTCTTTCCGGCGACGTTGCACAATTTACACCAATCTTGATGCCGATGGTTAGACGACTGTACCCAACTCTGATCGCTAATGACGTTCTGGGTATTCAACCGATGACAATGCCGACTGGATTTATCTACGCATTGGTCAATCAATACACTGGTGACAGTGTAAACAAAGTTTCAGCAGCTCTAAGGAACGTGATCTTTACATATGTTTTCACAAAGAACGCTGCAACTAACACCGATCTTGCTGTAACTGATACTATCACCGGTAACGTAACTGGTGCCGTTGGTATTGTTAAACACATTCATGGTGATCAAATTTTAGTACCGACATATAACCACGATATTTTTTAAAACAACAACTTGGAAAATTTTTCAATATATTTTGCTCAGATCATCTCATTTATCGACGCGAACCAAACTATCAGAAAAAGTTCTTGACAGGTTTACAGTATGATATATATTAATCAATATAGTCATTTTAATTCTCAATTGAGGTATGTTATTGTGTCCAAGATAACAATCAAGAACCTGGAACCGATCCCCGCAACGGAAGCAAAAGTCAAATTCGGTGATATTCTCCACCAGACTTCGGTCAATGGTAAAAAATTCGTGATCGACCGTCATGGTAAGCCTGTGTCAGTGATATTGAGTTATAATGAATATGTT